ATTCTGGGAAAAGCATTTGCGTGACTATCCTGCTGATGCAGAAATGACACGTCATATATTGGCGCAGGCAGGTTTTTAATGAAACAAAGGTTTGTAGTTGGTAATAGTCCTAAATTAAAAGATATTCGTGGAATGTCACAATATATTAACGGAATAGATTTAATTATTAACAAAAGCATACTTGTAATTAGTGATGTATCATATTTCATTACTAACGAATCAGAAATTAAAAAATGGTGTGATCAATCCTTGACAACTTGGGCACAAAAAGGTATGATATTAGGGTTCGTAAATGATGAAGAACGTAATCTATTCTTAATGAGATGGGCATAAATGGAAACAAAATTAAGAACTTTATTGCGTGGTATTGTATATCGTTTATTGGCAATTATTATAACTGCAATTATAACAGGTATAAATGATGCAATTCTTATTCATGTTTTTCTAACTGTACTATATTATATTCATGAACGCATTTGGTTGAAAATAAGATGGGGTATTAAGTAATGGATATTGACATAGACTTTGGAAACCGTGAGGATATCTTGAAACTAATCAAGCATATACCTGCGTCTATACGCCGTGACGGTGCTGTTGTCAAGCACAACACTGGAGTCTATGTCAATCCTATTCCATTCAATCCAATAACAGGATTGAGTAATATTGATTATAATGAAGCTGAAGAACTTGGTTATATGAAGTTAGACCTACTGAACGTTCATGTTTATAATTCAGTTCGCAGTAACGAGCATCTTGACGAACTCTGTAGCCGTGAGCCTCAGTGGGAATTATTAAAAGAAAGGGATTTTGTTGCCAAACTTATTCATCTATCAAATCATTTTGATGTCGTACAACAACATCTTCCTACTACAATGGATATGCTGGCTATGTTACTGGCAATCATTCGTCCATCAAAACGACATCTCATCGGAAAACGATGGCGTGAGATAGCAGATGAGATTTGGGTAAAACCAAGTGAAGGTTATTATTTTAAACGCAGTCATGCAACCAGTTATGCGTTATTGGTAATGATACACATGAATATTTTATGTGAAAACAAAATTTAACATAAGCATGTGCTTTTTTAACTATTATGATAAATAATAGTATGATAACTTATCCAAGAAAATGTCCAACTTGCGATTATGTAGCAAATAATCCTGCTATGTTTTCATACCATAAAAAAACTCACGAGCCAATTCCAGAAAATGCCACTTGTCATTTTTGCGGAGGAAAGGCAAATTTTCGCAATACAGGCGGAAAATATACATGCACAGAAAAATATCAAGATTGTGAAAAATACATAGAACAATTATCTGTTAGAACAAAACATAGTTGGATTGGAGCAGACAAAAGAAAAGAAAAAACAAAAGAAATATTTTTGAAAAAATGTGCAAACAATCCAGATGCGATTGAAAAAAGTAAGAATGTTAGAAGAAAAAAATCTGGTTTAATAACACCAGAAATTGCAAAAGAATATCGTCATTATGCAAGAAAAGTTAGAAAAGCAGCACAGATATGGGCAAAGGAACAAGGATATAATTTGGGTCAGCAAACATATCATGTTGATCATAAATTAAGTATTTTAGATGCGTGGAATGCTAATTTGCCAATAAATGTAGTAAATCATACAGCAAACTTACAGATTTTAGAAGCAAATAAAAATTCAAGTAAAGGTTCTAAAAGTATAATAAGTGTTGAGGAATTATTATTATTGATTAACTGAGACGCTTCACTAACTGAACAACACGGCGTTTTGTTCTGCGCTCCGCAAGTTTAGAAATACTAACTACATGCCCACACTGTTCTCTAATATCTTTTGTGGTTAATGTTACCGTGCTGTAACGATACTTGTCCCAACTATTTTTTAAAAAAATATTAATTGGTATAAGGCGATTGCTTTCCCACCACCATATATCTGCTGCCTCTAAAAAACCACGCTTGTCTTCTTCTGTGCGTAGTTTATTAAAAGCATACATGGAAATAATGTCACCATCAAAGTTTTGTATGATGCCAATATAATCAGCGGTTGGGTATTTTATATAAGAAAGAAACGGATATTGCTCTAGCATTTGCTCTAAGGAAAAACTCATAATAAATATTCAAAAAGGTCCATTAAGTTGCAACAAATTTACGGTTATTTATATCCACAAATAATAAATGTTGTTAAGAACAGTGACCTTATGCTTGACAGGGAGAATCAGTTGTTTTACGCAAAGCCACTTCAAATTTATAAAGGTGTAGATAACCGATTCAAGTTCGTTATCAAAGACAGCGACCAAAAACCAGTGAGCCTTTTACAAAGCACAGTTTTATTTAATTTAATTGATCCGACTACAAAAGAATTAGTGTTTAGTCGTAAATTAGATTTAATTTATACTCGTGATAGTATAGCAAATTGTCTTATAGAGGGCAGTTTATTAGACAATATTAATAACGGTCTTTATAATTATAGCATCGTAATTACAAATGGCGAAGGCGATCAAGAAATTGTTTTTAGCGATGACAATTATAATGCACAAGGTCAAGCAAGAATATTAGATGCCGTATATCCACAATTTACGCCAAGTTATAACCAAAATAGTTTTGTATATAGTAACAATAGTGATACAAACTATATGAATGTTTGTTATACAAATAGTTTTTTAACTGCTAATTATGTTCGCGGTAGCGCAGTTTATCAAACTGTACAATATCAAGGTAATGCTTTTACAGGAAATGTAGAATTACAAGCAAGTTTAGATGTAAAGAGCACGGTTGATAGCAATAGTTATACAACAGTTAATACGGTAACGCTTAATAATTTTACTGGAACTAATTACTTTAATTTTCAAGGCAAATATCGTGCTATACGACTTAAATTAACACAAACAAGTGGTGCGCTTAATTATATCTATTATCGTCCTTGACAGATTGTTATAAATCTGTTATATTAGTTTAATGGAAATTACTGACCAAATATTGAACAATTTGCCATATAAGCGCAAAACTACTCCTAGTGGATGGATTAGTTTTAATGCACCATGTTGTGTTCATTTAGGACATGGGGCTGATACTCGTGGTCGTGGTGGCGTTCATCCAACAACAGAAGGCGGTGTAAATTATCACTGCTTTAATTGTCATTATACATGCAGTTGGCAACCAGGTCGTCGTTTGAATTATAAAATGCGCCGTTGGATGAACTGGCTTGGTATGAGCGAAGAAGTCATAGGTCGTCTTGCACTTTTTGCTATAAGTCAAGAAACTACACAACCAGTTATAGTTGAGTCACGAGAACTGCCTACGTATGAACCACGTGACACTTGTCCTGGTCGTCCTATTACAAGTTGGCTAAATGATGGATATATTAATGAAGAAGATTACAACAGTTTGGAAGCCGCTATTAACTATCTTGATACTCGTGGCTTTGGTGATAAGTTACATGAGTTTTATTGGACAGATGATGCGCCACTGCGTAACCGTGTGCTAGTTCCATTTACTTGGAAAAATAAATCTATGGGATACAGTGGTAGATTATTTGAAGATGGTAAGAAAAAGATAAAATACTTCTCTAACTATCCAAGTAATATGATATGGGGATATGACCGCCAACGTGCAGATGCAAAGTTTTGTATTGTTGTTGAGGGGTTACTAGATGCAGTTGCAATTAATGCTCTTGCAATCTGTAGTAATGAAATAAATGATGAACAAGCGCAGGTTATTGAAACACTTGACCGTGATATTATTGTTGTGCCTGATCGTGATAAAGCAGGCATGGCTATGGTTAATGCTGCGCTAAAATACGGTTGGAGTGTAGCATTTCCAGAATGGGGCGCAGGCATAAAAGACACCGCAGATTCTGTCGCTAAGTATGGTCAGTTGTTTACCATGCGTAGTATATTAGACGGCGTTCAAAGCAATACGCTTAAAATACAGTTAATGTCAAAAAAATGGTTTTGACTTTGTGATAAGATTTGAGGTATAATTACTAGATGTCAAAGAATTACGATGCACAAGTTCAAAAACTTTTTATTGAAATGATGCTTGCTGATCCACAAAGTTATGTGCGTGTGCAAAACATATTCAACCCTAATAACTTTGACCGCAGTTTACAGAATGCTGCAAAGTTTATTAAAGAACACTGTGAAAAACATACTATCATGCCGCTGTATGAACAAATTAATGCGGCAACTAATAATAGTTTTCAATCTATACCAGGCATTACAGATGACCATACTAGTTGGTTTTTAGAAGAGTTTGAAGGGTTTACCAAGCAAAAAGAACTTGAACGTGCTATTCTTAAAGCTGCTGATATGTTGGAGAAAGGTGATTTTGATCCTGTTGAAAAGATTATCAAAGATGCGGTGCAAATTAGTTTAACAAAAGATTTAGGCACAGATTATTTTGAAGACCCTATATCACGTCTTACACGTATCAAAGATAATAATGGGCAAACAAGCACAGGTTGGAAAACACTTGATCAGAAACTATATGGCGGATTTAATCGTGGTGAATTGAATATCTTTGCTGGTGGTAGTGGTAGTGGTAAATCATTATTCATGCAAAATATAGCATGTAATTGGATACTTGCTGGTCTTAATGGTGTTTATATTACGCTAGAACTTAGTGAAGACTTAACGGCTATGCGTATTGATGGTATGCTTACAAATACACCATCACGTGATATTTTCAAAAACATGGAAGATATTGAAGTCAAAGTTAAAATGCTTGGTAAGAAAAGTGGTAAGTTGCAAATTAAGTATATGCCAGCACAAAGCAATATTAACGATGTGCGTTCATATATCAAAGAACTACAAATACGCAGCGGTCGTCGCGTTGATTTTGTAATGATTGACTATCTTGATTTGCTCATGCCAGTAAGCACACGTGTAAGTCCTAGTGATTTGTTTGTTAAAGACAAATATGTAAGTGAAGAAATCCGTAACTTTGCAAAAGAAATGGATATTCTACTCGTTACAGCATCACAGTTAAACCGTGCATCTGTTGAAGAAGTAGAGTTTGATCATAGCCATATTAGTGGTGGTATTAGTAAAATTAACACCGCAGATAATTTGTTTGGTATCTTTACAAGTCGTAGTATGCGCGAACACGGCAAATATCAATTACAGCTAATGAAGACTCGTTCGAGTAGTGGCGTTGGTCAAAAGATTGAACTTGAGTTTGATATTGATAGTTTGCGTATTCGTGATTTGGCA